GTTGGGCATGAGGATGGTCATGCGGCGTCGTCCTTTTCGTCGCGCTGTGTGTCGCGCTCGTCGTCGTTCGGCGGCATTGCCGGGCGATTCGCCGGCGGGCTGGCTGTCGCCGCGGCGGTCGGATCGGCCGACAGGCCGCCGTCCACCATGCGCGCCTGCTCCTTGGCGAGCTGGTCGAGCTTCTTCTCGATGTCGCCGCCGGTCCGCTCGATGCAGATCTGTTCGCGCGTCTTCACGCCCAGCCTGATGTCGATCTCGTCGGCGCCGGCTTCCTGCTGCGGGTTGAGCGACCACCGGCGCGGGCCGATCCACTCGGCGCCGAGATAGGCCTCGCGGATCATCGGGTTGGAGAACCAGCCGGGACGCGCCAGGCGGCCCGAGGCTACGGCCTCGTCCATCGCCCAGCCATAGACCTCCTGGTTGAAGCGCCAGGCGAACCACGAGCGCTGCTGGTTGAAGTAGGCCCAGGCCATTTCGAGCGCGGCGCGACTGGCGCTGTAGCTCGCCTCGAAGTGCTTGAGCAGCAGCTCGAGCGGCAGCTGCAGCGCCACGCCGACCTGCTGCATGAAGGCCTTGATGAACGGGTCGAAGTTGGCGTTCGGGCGAGCCGGGTTGACCGGCGTCGCCTTCTCGCCCGGCGCCAGCGAGATGATCGCGCCGTTGCCGAGCTTGGTCTCGTTCGCCTCGAGGTTGGCGTCGCCGGCCTCGCCGACGATCGGATTGCCGTCCTCGTCGTTGGGCGTCTCGATCGCCAGGGTGAACATCGCCGACACGACGGCGGCAGTGACCTCGGCGTCGCTGTAGTCGCTGATCTGCTTGAAGTGCTCGATCACCGGCGCGAGGTACGGGACGCCGCGCGACAGTTCCGGGCGCGTGCGTTCGAACAGGTGCAGCACGATCCGCAGCCCGTCGTCGGTGCGGGCCGGCACCGGCTCCCAGCTGTTGCCGGCGACGCGCAGCCCGCCGGGATGCTTGCGGGCGATGTGGTAGCGGACCGGCACGCCGTCGGCGTTGATCTCGACGCCGCCGGCCATGGTCTCGCTGTCGGCGCCATAGTTCGGGTTGCACAGGCGATCGGCCTCGATGACCTGCAGCTTGGTGCCGTAGAGGTCGCCCGGATCCTTGCGGAACCGGCGCAGGATGACGACGTCGCCGCTCTCCTTGATCGAGCGGAAGGCCAGCACCTGGATCTCGTCGAAGCACTGCACGCCGGTGAAGTCGCAGCGGCGGCAGAAGGCCTCCCACTCGCGCTCCTGCTGGCGCTCCATCGCGTCGGCCTGCTCCGGCGTCAGCCCGAGCGCCACGCCGTCGATCGAGGCCTGCAGGCGCAGCCCGTCGCCGATGACGCCGTTCGTCGTCGTCGCGATCGCGCCGGCGGCGACCGGGGCATTGCGCGCCAGGTCGCGGGCGCGGCTGCGCAGGTCCGGCAGGTCGAGCAGCGTGTCGGCATCGGCGGAACCGCCGTGCGGCCGCCAGTTGCGCGTCGGCCGGCGATCCTTGCGGCCGCCCTTCCAGCTGCCGTCGAGCGCGGCGAGGCGCGTGCGGGCCTGCCAGCGATCGAGGCCGGCCTTCGGCGACACCCAGCCGACGACCCGGTCGAGCAGGTTGCGCGGCGGCGGATTCGGCGGGGCCATGGTCACTCCGTCACGACGTAGCGGGTACGCCGGCGACCGCCGCCCGCGGCGGGCGTCAGCGCCTTCACCTTGCCGTCCCAATAGTCGATCTGCTGGCGGATCTCGGCCGCGTCGGCGCGCTTCAGGCGACGACTGCCCGAGCCGGTGTCGATCTCGTATTCCTGCCCGCTCGCGACGGCGGTGTTGGCCGCCAGCCAGGTGTCGAGCTGGGCCTGGGCCTGCGCGAGGGTGATTCCAGCGCTCATCCAATACCCCTGCTCAGCACGCGGCGGCCGCGCGTTTTGGGTTGCGATGCGGTGCCCGGGCGAACGGCGTTCGCCGGCGGACCGCCGAGAAGGTCTTCGAGGTCGCCCTGGGCGGACTCGGGGGGCGGCGTTTCGCGCTCGCGCTCCAGCCGGTTCCAGGTCTCGTCGGGCAGGCTGCGGACGCCGAACTTGGTCGCCGCGGCTTCCGCCTGGTTCATCGTGTCGAGCGCTTCGTTGCGCTGGCCGGGGTCGATCTCCCAGCGCCACAGGGTGAAGCCGTGCTTCTTGATCGGCTTGCGGCGTTCGGCCGTGAGCTCCTGGTAGTAGGCCTCCTCCAGCCCGGAGGGCAGCGAGACGTAGCCCTTCTCCATCGGGTCCTGCTTCGCCAGGTCGCGATAGAGCGCCATCTTCATGATCGAGACGTTGACGTTGAAGAAGCGGCCGGCCCATTTCAGCAGCTTGCCGGTCCGCTCGTTCCGCTCGCGCTTCACGCGGGCGATGCGCGGGGCGTTGTCGTTGTTGCCACCGCGCATCATCATGACGCGGTGCTTCGGATGGCGACGGGCCCAGTCCCAGACGTCTTCCGTGAAGGCGTTGCCGTCGATCGCGACCATGTCGAGGCCGACCCGGTTGCCGGCGGCGTTCGGCCAGGTCTGTTTCAGCAGCTCGTCAAGCCGCAGCCGGCAGCGATCCTCGCTGATGTGTCCCGGCAGGGTGAAGTAGTCGACCACGAAGCGGCGATAGTCGCGGCCCCAGGCGACGACCTGGCAGGCCACGAAGTCGGCCTGGCAGTCGACGCCCAGCGTCAGGATCAGGCCGCCGGCGGGCACCGTTGCCCGCGCATAGTGTGAGGCGTTGGCGCGATCGCGCAGCGCTTCCCAGGGCGGGGCTTCTCCCCGCGTCTCCCAGGCCTTGCCGACCACGTCGTTCGAGAAGACCTGCTCGGCTGCCGAATCGCCCTTGGCCTTCAGCCAGGCCCGCGCGATGCGGCCCCAGCTGTAGAGCGGGCTGTAGGCCGCCCAGATCCAGAAGCTGCGATGGTAGCTCGCGCCCTTCGGGTTGTGCGCCTTCCAGCGCAGGCCCTCGAGCATCTGCGGCCGGTGGTGCTCCTCGATGACGCCGCCACACTCGACGCAGGTGAAGTGCGCGGCGTCGGGGTCGGCCTCGTCGAGGCCGGCCAGCATGTTCTCCCACTCCAGCACCTGCTCGTGCCCGCAGTGCGGGCACGGCACGTAGGCGTGCTCCTGGCTGCCGTCGCCGAAGTTTTTGGTGATGCGGCAGCCCGGCATGACCAGCGGCGTGCTGGTCTTCAGGATCTTCGCGAACTCGACCGAGCCGGAGCGGCTGTCGGCCTGCGTCTCCGGGTCGCCGGCCGGGTTCATCTCCCACTTGGCGAGGTCGTCCTGCGCCTGGCGGGGCATCGTGACCTGGCTGAGCGAGGCCGGCGAGTTGGCGCCGCTGATCAGGATGGAGCCGAGGCCGTCGGCATGCTCCTTCATGAACACCGAGTCGCTGCCGTCGCGCGTGCGTTCGGGGAAGATCGCGTTCAGGACCGGCGTGCCGCGCAGCAGCAGCCGCAGCTTCAGCTTCGACCAGCGCCGCGCGTTCTCCTCGGTCGGGTGGACGACCAGGAAGTCGCACGGGTCCATGACCATCGTCCCGCCTAGGAAGATGTTCATCATGACCGTCTTGCCGATCTGGGCGCTGCATTTCAGCGTCACGTAGCGGCAGGGATCGTCGGGCGAAAGCGCCCGCAGGACCTCGTCGAAGTACGGGAAGGTGCGGCGGTTGTAGGGGCCCGGGAACTGCGATTCGCGGGCGCTGAAGACGATGTGCTCCTCGGCGAACTTCAGATAATCGACCGGCGGCGGCGGTTCCCAGGCGCGGGCTGCGGCCAGGGCGGCGACCCGCTCAGCATTCGCGATCTGGATCGAGGTCAAAGCCCACTCTCTCCGGCATCGGCTCGGCGCGCTCGCGGGCCTCGACGGCGCCGGCGGCACGCACGGTGCGCCAGCGGGCCTTCAGCTCGTGCAGCACGTCGCGGGCCGGCACCTTGAACTTGGCGGCGATGGCGTTGGCGAACTCGGGCAGCGCGCCTTCGAAGCGGTTGATGGCGCGCGCGACCTCCTGGCCGGCATGGCGGCGGGCGTCGTCTACCTCGACCAGCTGGCCGTTGCGGACGTACTCGTCGGTTTCCTTCTCGCGGTTCTGCCGCTTCAGCAGCTCGAGCCGCTGTTCGGCAATCTGGTCGGTGACCGTGTTCGCGAGCGGCAGCCGCGGCGTCTCCGCCTCGAGGTTGGTCGCCAGCCCGTTGCCGGAATGCGCCTGGTCGACGTCGCGCGCGGCTTTGACCTGCGCCTTCGCCAGATCGACGTTGATCTTGGCCGACCGTCCTTCCCCGACCAGCGCCGGACCGTGGATCTTCCCCTCGGTCAGCCACTGCGAGACGCGCCCCGGCGAGACGTTGCAGAGTTCGGCGAACCGCCCCTTGCTGACAATCTCACCCATTTTAGACCCGTCTTTAGCCTCTGAATTTAGCCTCTAAAAACCCACTGCGACTGCCGCCCCCCCGCGGTTCGAATTACCCGCGATGGAGGTTTTTTTGGAAGGACCCGTGACCTGTTTTCGGCTTAAGGGCCGTTAAATTCCTTCGATCGCCTTATCGGCTGAGCAGCTTGGCGAGGGACTCGGACATGAAGCGGAGGGCGACGCGGTTGAAGGCGCGCTGGCCGACGCCGTAGAAGTCGTAGCGCTTCTCGTAGGAGGCCTTGCTCACGAACACGAACACGACGCCGAGCATCCCGTTGGGCAGGTGCCAATAGACACCCGGCTTCAGGTTGTTGCTGCCTTTCTTCGGCACGAAGAAATAGTTGGTCTTCCTCGCGCCGGTCCGCTTGCCGCGCCGGTTGGCCCGGTAGCCCTGCTCACCGAAGGCCCGCAGGTCCGACAGCATGCGCACGATGAACGGACCCGGCACGTTGCCGTGCGCATCGAGCGGCGCCTGGCGTCCCGGCACGGCCACCCAACCCGACGGCATCAGCCCCCTCGCCTGCAGCGCCTTCTCCATGCGCTTCAGCCGACGCGGGCCGCCCTCGATCTCGGCCGCCAGGAAGTCCGCCGCGGGAATGCCCTTGCCGCCGAACTCCTCGAGCCAGACACGGAACACCGGACGCTCCGCCGTCGGATTGCGCCAGCGCAGACCGCCGAGCGCCCAGCGCGTCGGCCGATCGAAGACCTCCTCCATCTCGGAACGCAAAGCGGCGTGGACGTAACTGCCCGTCCGCTTCGCCGCCTCGACCTGCGCCCTGGGCAGGTGCTTCTTCTGCAGGTCGGTCAGCTGCGCCCGGACGAGCGCGCCGGTCGACCTGATGTCGAACGTCAGCACTAGGCGAGGACGGCGCCCGAATCGTAGGAGCCCGACAGGATCTTCACGGCGTTGCTGCCAACACCCACCGCCAGCGGCGTCACCTTGTTGGTCGACCCCAGGTCGGCCACCGGATTGATCCCGCCCGCGCCCGAGCCGATCGCATAGAC